ACAAGAGCATATTATTGGATTCAAAGTTGTAAAGTTCGAAATAAGGAATGGAAAATTGCTTTAAGTAATTATGCAAGTGATGAGTTTCTTGTTGCGGTAAAATTGTCTATTAATTACTTTGAAAGTACCGAAGAGTATGAAAAATGTGCTTTTCTTAAAAAAATACAAGATTTTATTGAAAAATGCTTGGCTAAGTAAAAGAAAGTTATTACCTTTAATTATATTTTGATTTTAAAATGATTGAAATATATAGATAAAAATTAAATAATCAAATAAAATAAAATGAAAAATAAAGAATTATTATTGAGACGGATGGAGTCTATTGAAAACCGGTTAAAAGTTTTAAGAAATGCTTTAAACGAAAGAGATTTAGAAAAAGCAAAATTAGTATTACAAGAAGTATTAGAATTGAGAGAAGACGCTCAATCAATTGTTGAAAGAGAAAATTAATAAATTAACAAATAAAAGTTATGAATCTAACCCCAGAACAAATCCAAGGAAATTGGATAGAATTAATGGATTATATTGAAAAATATATTTCCGAACCTCGTAAAGAAAACATTTTAGCATTTTATGATCAATACTCAGAACGTTTGATGTTAATGCCTGCTGCGCATAAAAAAGAATATCATAACGCTTTCCCCGGAGGATATGTAGAACATGTTTTACGCGTTATTCGATGTGCTATTAAGCAAGCTACATTATGGGAAGAGGAAGGATGTGACATGTCTACTTTTACAACTGAAGAATTAGTATTTTCAGCACTGAATCATGATTTAGGTAAAATGGGAAGTAAAGATGAAGATTCTTATATACCCCAGACAGATAATTGGAGACGTGAAAAATTAGGGGAGGATTATATGTTTAATACTAAAGTTCCATTTGCTTCAGTTCCAGATAGAGGTTTATTTTTACTTCAATCACATGGTATATCTTATACATTTAATGAGATGATTGCTATCCAAACTCACGATGGTTTATATGATAAAGCAAATGAGAAATACTTAATGCCTTATATGCCAGAACAAAAACCTAGAACTTCATTACCTTTTATCTTACATCAGGCTGATTTGATGGCAGCACGTATTGAATTTGAACGTGAATGGTTGCCTAAATTAAAAGAAAACAAAAAACCCTTGGATGCCGGAAAAGGAAATTATACATTAGGGAATAAACCAAACATGTCTAAAAAAATATCAACCAAAACCAAAGCTTTAGGTTCATTTAAAAGTGAAGGTTTAAAAAATATATTTAACAGTTTATGATAGTTATATTATGCATTTTAGCAACATTAGTAGTAATTCTAGGATTTACTACTTTTAATTTACTTAAAAAAAATGAAAAGCAAGAAGACATACTTGCAGGTTATCTAACGTATTTAGATAATTTATCTCGAACCATAGAAATCTCTGGCAAGAAATTAAAAGAGTTAGACCGTGGTGGAGTTTTTGAAAAAGACGATGAAGTTGGGGTTATATTTCAATCAATACTTAAAGTACAGGAAATCCTCAATGAATTTAATCTTAGAAAAACAAACTAAAGTGTCTCCAAAAAAAAAAGTAAGCAAAAATTACTTTACACAAGAGACAGAAGACGCTATTGTATTATATAATAATACCCCTGACCCAGCAATCCGGAGTAGCATATATGAAGAAAAAATTCATTATGCGTTTTTTAAACTTACTCAAAATATTATTCATACATTTAAATTCTACCATACTGAGGTAGATAATCTAGAACATTTACAACATGAAATCATTGTATTCTTACTTTCAAAAATTCATTTGTTTGATCCAAGAAAAGGGGCTAAAGCATATTCTTACTTTGGCACTATTGTTAAACGTTGGTGTATTTTGTACAACGATAAAAACTACAAAAGCAAAGTTAAAAAAGTTTCTACGGATGAATTAGAAAAAGATGATACCCATTCATATACTTTAGATTCGTCATCCCCAAATGATCGTTTATCTAATTTTATGGATGAATACGTTGAATTTGCTAGTTTAAACATATATAAACTATTTCCAAAACCATATGATGCTAAGATTGCAGATGCAATTTTAGAGCTGTTTCGTAAACGAGAGGGGATTGATATATTTAATAAAAAAGCCCTTTATATCTATATACACGAGATGGTCCCAGATGCTAAAACCCCAAAAATTACTAAAATAGCAGCATCTTTATATGGGGTATTTAAAAAAAATTATTTATTTTATTTAGAACAAGGATATACTAATTTCAAACTTTAGTATTTTCCTATATTTATACCCAAAAATATTCATATGAATAATTTAGAATCTAATATTTGGGGTAAGAAAAAATTTTCTGATCTCTTAAAAGAAATTTACGATAACCAAAAGAAAAAAGAAGCTCAAATTTCTGCTCTTATTGGTGAATTAAAACCATTAATTAACGATATTGGTGATGCTACCTTAATTGTTCCATTAATTAAAGAATATATGGAATTAGGTATTAAAAATGATGAACAATTAATTAAAATGGTTAATATAGCTCAACGTGCCTTAGCTTCTGGTAAATCTGAAGAAGAATCTTTTGGTATGACTGATGAAGAAAAAACTCAATTATTAAATGAAGTAAAAAAATTTAATCCTAAGGACTAATGACTTCATATAATATACGCACAGTAGTTAATAATGCCTCAAGTAAAAGCAGTAATAAAGGAACTAAATCACAAAATTCATCTTTTTTTGTTAGAGTATTAAGTGTAAATTTAGAACCTAATCAATCATTAACCTCAATAGGTACAATTACTGGAGAAAAAATTTCTACTAATTTTGTCAATCCTTCAAATAATATTCTTGCAAATATTAAACCTAAAAACCCATATATAAAAATCTTTCCTTTAGTTAATGAAATAGTTAAAGTAGAATCTGCTCCTTCACCTAATGGAAATACTAGACAACTTGTTTATGATTATCCTATTTCTTTATATGGATCTACCTCTTTAAATATTAATCCAAAACCTCCTTTATCTGTAAATTTAAATACTATATCTAAAAAATCAGATTATACTCAAGTTGAAAATGGAGCTTATAATGTAATAAATAATAATAGTGCACCCCCAAGCTATACTCCTAATGTTTTAGTTCCATCAACTTTTAAAGAAAAAGGAAATATTCATCCATTATTACCATTTTCCGGAGATATAATATATGAAGGTAGATGGGGACAAAGTTTACGCTTTGGTAGTACTTCTAAAACAACCGGCAACTTTCAAAATTTATGGTCAAATTCAGGAAATGATGGGGACCCTATTATTATTTTAAGAAATGGTCAAGATCCAAATTCTTCTACAAATGGAGCAGAACCAATAATAGAAAATATAAAAAAAGATTTATCATCGATTTATTTAACTTCTTACCAAAAAATTCCATTTAGTATTACTAATGAAAATTTTTATTCTTATTCTAAAGATTCTCAACCTACAGAACCAGCATTATATACTCTTCCCCAAATAATAATAAATTCAGATAGAATAGTTTTAAATGCTAAAAATGATAATGTTTTAATAAGTGGTGAAAAGTCTGTTGGTTTATTTTCAAATAAAAGTATTAATTTAGAAGCTAGACAAGTATGTATTAGCTCTAATAATGTTAAATTAGGGAATATAAATGCAGATCAATCTGTAATATTAGGAGATTTAGCAGTAGAATATTTAAAAATAATAGTTACTGAAATTTCAAATTTAGCAACTGCATTAAAATCAACAAATTTATGGCCTGGAGGATCCCCAGTTCCTGATTCTGCTATGTTAGTAGTAGCTTCTCAAGCTGAAGCTAATTTAGAAACTATTAAGAGTAAATTAGATTTAATTAAATCAAATTTTGTTAAAACAATTTAAATATGCCTCTTAAAAGATCAATATTATTAAATCACCCATCACCCCTTAAAGATGTTAATACTTTTAAACCTTTACTTTTAAATGGAGCATACGTTGCTTACTCTGATCTTCCTGATATGTTTAAATCTTTTGTTAAGCGTACAGATAAAATTACTATTATTAGAGAAATAAATGATATTAATGCAAGAAAAGGCAATGTATCTTATGGAGGAAGAACCCAAGGTACTTTATGGCATGGAGGAGAAGTTTTAGGGTTTACAGTTGAAGATACTGTTAGAAACCAAAAAATCGCAAATGAAACAGCTATCCCTGACACCCTCCCAGATAATTTCTTACCTACATCAGCTTACCCAGAAAATTTATATACTATTTTATTAAGTGGTACAACTTCTTCAGACTGGATTCCTCAAACTTTTTATAAAGGTAAAGGATTAGTGCTTAGCTCTAAATTTTCCGTAAGTGACAGAAACATTTATAATGAGGATGTTTATTCCCCGGGTTTTGCTACTGATAGACCAAGAACCGATCGAAACAACAAAAAAAAATATTTAGCATTTGATGGTAGTTGGATCCACCATGGAGGTTCAGAAAAAGATTCTTCAGGCTGTGTATTACTAAGTAATACAAGACTAGAAAATGGACAAGTAGTAACATCTGCAGGCTCATGTAAAGCATTAAACTTATTTTTATTAAATAATAATCTGGTAGGCCCAGGAATAAATCAACAATTAGTAATAGTTAATGCTTTTAATTTTGATAGTCCTGAATATTTTGAAGAAATTGATTTTGAAATTGAAGGTAAACCAAATACAACCCCAAATTCTCCATCAAAACCTCCTACTTCCTCTGAAACCTCCAGTCCCTATGTAAATTATTCAACAAATAAGTTTGGAGATAAAAGCATAAGAATAACAACAATAGATGGTTCACCTAAAATAATATGGTTAGAAAAAGATACTGACAAAGAATATTACCTTATTAATGATGAAAAGGTATTTCCATTTTAGTAAGTATAAATAAAAATAATATTTAGCAGACTACCCTAAACAAATGATAGAAAATAAACCAGATTTTAAAAAAAATCTTTCTTCTAAAAAAACTCCCCCTAATAAATCTGATATATCATATGATATAACTTCTGAAGGATATGAATCTAAAGAAATTATTCCATATAAAGGAGATGGAACCCCTAAAAGTGATATAGGAGTAATATCTTTAATTCCTATTGAAAAATCATTAGAAATAGATAAAATAAAATCTTCTCAATTAGATAAATCTCAAATAAATAAATTATCCAAAGATAAAAAAAATTCCGAATATTTTAAACAAGAAAAATTATCTAAAAAAATCCAAGAATTAAAAACGATTGTTATTCCTACTTTGTTAACCCTAATAGCTAAATTTGGAGTTACTAAAGCTACAGAACTAGTTAATAAAGAAAAATCAGAAATCCAAAATAAATTATCTAAAATAAAATTATGTCCTTCTAAACCAGAAATTGAAAAAATAATAAAAACAAAAAATAAACTAGTTAAAATAATAGAAAATAGTTTAAAAATAATAGATATAACCGTTAAATCTTTAGGTATAGTTGAAGGTCTATTAATCATTATTGAAACCTCTTTTAAAATTTTTAAAAATCTCCCAATCCCCGTCTCTACAGGTGTGCCCGGAGTACCTGGTCTTCCAACTAATGTAATATTAGGGATTCAAGATAATAAAGATAAACTTTTAAAAAGAATAGAATCTCTTAAAAAAATAAATGAAAGTATATTAGGTATATTAATTTTATTAAAATCTACTCTAGAATTAGTTTTAAAATTACTTAATTTGTTAGATATGTTACTTCAATCATGTATTCAAGAAGATCAAGAAAACCAAGAAGATCAAGAAGATCGAGAAACTAATCTATTAGCTACTCTTCAAAATTTAACCCTTGAACAATCAAATCAAGAATCTCCTGTAGTTACAAATATAAATGGGTTTACAATGGGAGTTGAAACTGAACCAAAAATTTCAACTTTATCTATAAAACGTAGAAGAGCTATAGCTACAAATAAACAAGGTATAGTAATGTTAACAGGAGAATGGTCATTTAGTTCAATTGACCAAATTTTAATTAATGAACTTATATTTTATATTCAACAAAATGATTTAAGAGCAGATTAACCCTATATTTATAAACATATGAAAACCACAGATTTTAAAAAAATTATTAAAGAAGCAGTAAAGGAAGCAATTCAAGAAGAATTAAAGGATATTCTATTAGAAGCAGTAAAATCTTCTAAACAAATAGTAAGAGAATCTTACACTCCTACTTCTACCCCTAATCCATCTTATGCACCACCATCTATAGATTTTAGATCTAAATATGCTGAAGTATTAGGAGAAACAGCTTTAAGTTTTAACTCACAAAACACTCAACCATTTACACCACAAATGGGAGACCCAGTAAATGGAAGTTTAGGAGATGGAGAATTAGGTATAGATCAAATAATGGGCCTTTTAAATACTAATAAATAATGGCATTTTCTCCAGTTAAAAAATTTTTAAGTGATTTAAATCCAAACATAGGAGTTGGAGTAAATTTACCTTTAAGTGGACCTTCTGTTTTTACTTCTAATTATACAACAAAAGAAGCTATTAAAAATAACTTAATTAATTATTTTTTAACTAATCCTGGAGAATTACCATTAAATCCTACCTTTGGGTCAGGTTTAAGATCTTATATTTTTGAACAAATATCACAAGATTTATTAAGTAATTTAGAAGAATATATTATCCAAAAAATAAATTTTTATTTTTCAATGATATCAATTGATAGTCTTGTAATTACTCAACAAGAAGATACTAACTTAATTAGAGTAATTTTAAAATATAATATTATTGATACAAATATGACAGATACACTAAACATCCAACTATAAAAATGAATAATACAAATAGAGATATAAAATACATTAATCGAGATTTTTTAGATTTTAAAGAACGATTAATTGAATTTACAAAAGTTTATTACCCTTCCACTTACACAGACTTTTCAGAGGCATCCCCAGGAATGATGTTTATAGAACAAGCTTCATATGTAGGAGATGTTTTAAGTTTTTATTTAGATAATCAATTTCAAGAAACTTTTCTACAATACTCTCAACAAACTAATAATATATTTGAGTTAGCATACATGTTTGGGTATAAACCAAAAACAACCGGAGCATCTCAAGTAGACATTGATTTTTATCAACAAATTCCATCTAAATTAATAGGAAATGAATATGTCCCTGATTACGACTATGCAGTAAATATTCCAGAAAATACTTCTATTTCAGGATTTTTAATTCAAGATAAAATTGATTTTTCTCGTTCAAGTTCCCAAGACCCAACTAATGTAACAATTTACCAAATCTCTAATAATAAACCTCAATATTATTTATTAAAAAAGACTAGAAAAGCAATTTCCTCAATAATTAAATCTCAAACATTCCCCTTTACAACCCCAGAACCATTTACAACCATTAATATTCAAGATAGTAATATTATAAAAGTATTAGATATTACTGATTCTGATGGTAATATATGGTATGAAGTAGATCATTTAGCACAAGAAATGGTATTTGATTCAATAAAAAATACTAATATTAATGACCCAAATAAAATAGACGATACTCCATTTTTATTAAAATTAAAAAAAGTTGCAAGAAGATTTGCAACTCGTTTTACATCTTTAACAAATTTACAAATTCAATTTGGAGCGGGTTCACCAACTGATACAACTGAAGAAATTACTCCAAATCCTAATAATGTAGGTATTGGTTTACCCTTTAAAAAAGATAAATTAACTACAGCATTTTCTCCAACAAATTTTCTTTATACAGGAACATATGGTATTGCACCCGCAAACACAACATTAACCGTTAGATATTTAACCGGAGGTGGAGTTGGATCTAATGCACCAGCAAATTCAATTACAAATTTTAATTCTACTAATATTAAATTTTCTCAATTTAATTTAGATCCTACTTTATCTAATTATGTAATAGAATCAATATCTACTAATAATATTAACCCCGCTTCTGGAGGAAAAGGGGGAGACACAACAGAAGAAATTCGCCAAAATACTCTTGCATTAGTTGCATCCCAAAAACGTTCAGTTACTGCAGATGATTATTTAATTAGAGCTTTAAGTATGCCTTCTGAATATGGTTCAATTTCAAAAGCATATATTGAACAACCTAAATTAACAGATAATCAAGTATCAACTATTGAAACATTATGTTTATATGTTTTATCTTTAAATTCTGCTGGGCAATTAAACTATGCTAATACAACTTTAAAAAATAATTTAAGAACTTATATGTCTCAATATAGAATGATTGGAGATAATATAGAAATTAGAGATGCATACATTATTAATATTGGAATTAATTTTGAAATTATAGTATTGCCTGAGTATAATAATAACGAAGTTTTAATAAGTTGTATAAATTCTTTAAAATCTTATTTTTTAATTGATAAATGGCAATTAAATCAACCTATCATAATACAAGAATTATTTATTCTTTTAGATAAAATTAAAGGTGTTCAAACTGTAAAAGAAATACTTATTTCAAATAAGGCAGGAAGTCAATTAGGTTATTCTCAATATTCTTATGATATAAAAGGAGCTACCCAAAATCACATTATTTATCCTTCATTAGATCCTAGCATTTTTGAAATAAGATACCCTGATAGTGATATAAAAGGTAGAGTAGTTCCTTTATAATATAATATTTATAATAAAATATATTAATGGCCGTATATAAAATATTTCCAACTTCTGATGCTACTCTATATTCTTTATATCCTACAATGAATACAGGGTTAGATGCTATATTAGAAGTATCTAATCAATTAACTCCTTCTAATGTTCCTAGTGTAGCTAGATATTTAATTCAATTTGATCAAAATGAAATATTAGATATTATTAATAATAAAATTAATAATAATCAATATGATATTTATCTTAAAAATTTTATAGCTGAAGCTCAAGGAATTAATCAAAAAACATCATTAGAAATTTTTCCATTAGCCCAATCTTGGAATAATGGGACAGGATATAATTTATCCTCCCCTTTAATAACAGATGGGGTTTCTTGGTTATACCCTACAGACCCAGATTCTAACCCATGGTCTTTATATGGATATTACTCAGGATCAGAAGGATTCATATACTATACAAGCAGTTATAATTCTGAATATGGTGGAGAAGGTGGAGGAAATTGGTTTTTTGATACATTTGGAACAATTTATTTCACTGGGAGTTATGGCCCTTCAGACCCATACTATGTAGCAAACAGTTCACCATTTTCTAGTTCAGTAAGTACATCTTTTGAATTACGTAACTTAAAAGATATTGAAATTAATGTAAACTCTATTATAGATAAGTGGAAAAATGATGTAATTCCAAACTATGGACTTTTAATAAAATTAACAGGTTCACAAGAATTTAATACAAGCAAATATGTTCAACCTCAATTTAAATATTATAGTGTTGATACAAATACAATTTATCCACCATGTTTAGAATTTAGATGGTCAGATTTTCAAACAATATTAACAGGCTCAGCAACAAGCAGCATAGTAGATACTTCTAACTTAAAATTATCTTTAGATGAAAACCCAGGCGTATTTTATCCAACTAGTGTAAATAAATTTAAAATAAATGTAAGTCCTTTATATCCACCTCGTGTATATCAAACATCCTCTTTATTTACAAATTTAAATTATCTCCCAACTTCTTCATGTTATGCAATAAAAGACTTGGCTACTAATGAATTTGTTATTAACTTTGATGATCAATATACCCAAATTAGTTCTGATTCAACAGGAAATTATTTTAGTGTTTATATGAGTGGCCTTGAACCAGAAAGATATTATAAAGTTTTAATTAAAACTATAATTGATGGTTCAACATTAATATTTGATGATAATTATTATTTTAAAGTTATAAATGGATGAGTGAAAATATAAAATTAAATAAACAAGTATATGATAAAAATTCATATACTAAAATAATAAATAATTCTTTTAATAAATTAGGAGAATCAATTAATGAAAAAATTGTTAATCCTACACTATCTTTAAATGAATTTTTTGATATGTACAATGATTTATTTTATGATATTCCTGAATTAGGTGAAAGAAATTCCCATGAATATTTAATTAAAAAAAGTAGTGAATATATTAATTTTAATGCTAATCAAGAAGAAATAGAAGCTTTACAAAAAGAAATTGATCAATTAAGAATAGATTTACTTGAAGAACAAAAACTAAATAATCCTTCAAAAACAGTGGAGTAAAAAGTTAACATTATTAGCTTTTTAAATAAATAAATAAAGAATAAATGGCCACCGAAATTATTAAATTAAATACTCAAAATTTAACTACTCAAACATATAACGAATTAGATTCATCTTTACTTCCTTCTTATGGAATAGATACACTTTTTACAACTAGCAGTTATATTGAATGTTTTATTTATGATATTAATAATAAATTACTTTCTGAAAATTATTCTTTTAATTATTTTTCTTTAGCAAATAATCCTTTATTTTCAGGAGATGATAATTTACTTTCTCAAATCCAAATAGATCCTGAAAAAACACTTTTAAATGAAGGATATAATCAAGGAGAATATGTTACTTATTTTAATTTTTTAAATAAACAAATAGGATCATATCTTGAAAATCTTTTTATAACTGAAATTTCTTCGGATAGAACTGAAATAAGATTAAGTAGTACTTATTTATCATCATTTGATTTAATTGAACAAGCTAATAATTTTATTAATGAAAGAGAAACTAATGAATATTTTATAGATTTTTATGTAAATTTTAAAAGTAATAAATTATACATAGCTAATAATATTGCTTTAGATACCCAAGATCCTCTTAATCCTACTATATTAATTAAGTTATACAATGCCCTCCCTTCAGAATTTGATATAAATTCACCTTTATGGGTAGTAACATCTTTAGATGACCCTTGTATATACCAAGTTAAATTTGAAGATTCTATTTTAACTTTTTCAGATACTATAAAAATTAAAGGACCTAATTTTAATTTAAATTTTAAAGATCAAGTTAATAATTCTTCATTAGAATTATCATATTCTGATTTAATAACATCTCCCCTAACTAGTTCTTTTAATCAAATTAAAGGACTAATTAATAAAAAAGAAATTGATATAAATGTTGATTATACAGATTTTTCAAATTTTACCCATTTCAGTTCAGTAAAATCTCGAACTGAAAATTTTATTTATAAAATTAATTTAATTGAGCAATACTCATCTTCTATTGCCTTAATTAATTCTCAAATAACAGGATCAACATCTTCTTCTATAGTAGTAAATAATAATAAAAACATATACGAAGATAAAATAAGCTCTATTATAAGCAATTTTGATGGTTATGATTATTATTTATATTATTCTAGTGAATCTTTAGCTTATCCTAAAAGTAATTCACTTTCCCCTTATAATTTATATCCATCAACAAGTTCTATAGTTTTAACTTGGTTAGGAAGTGATGATGAATCTAACCCATACTATGGAGGGATATTACTCTCAGCATCAATATATGATAACGATAATCAAAATAATCTTTATTTTTCAATACCAGAATACTTAAGAGAAGATCCATTAAATGATCAATATTTACTATTTGTTGAAATGGTAGGACAACATTATGATAATATTTGGATATATTATAAAGATGTTACTCAAAAATATAATGCTGATAATCGTTTAGAAAATGGTATTTCAAAAGATATAGTAGCGGATGCAATTAGAGATTTTGGAATTAAATTATACCAAAATAATTTTTCAAACGAGGATTTATATACAGCATTTTTAGGTTTAACACCTGATGGTGGTTTATTTCCATTTCCTAATATAACAGGATCTTTACCTACTCCTAGTGGATATGAGTATATTAACACAAAAATATCTGCTTCAAATAATAATTTGCCGTTAGATGACGTTAATAAATCGTTATATAAACGCATATATCATAATTTGCCATACCTATTGCAAACAAAAGGTACATTGCCGGGTCTGCGTGCACTTATTACCTCATATGGTATTCCTGATACAATATTAAGGATTAATGAATATGGTGGAAAAGATAAAACAAATACAAATGATTGGGATTATTGGCAAAATGAATTTAATTATGCTTATGAACAAAATGGAGATAATTTTATTTCATCTAGTTTTTATTTAAATTCATCTTGGGGAGGTTCTCAAATTCCCGAAACATTAATGTTTAGGTTTAAAACTAATGTTTTACCTACTTCATCCATTCCTTATTCTCAAAGTTTATCTACAATTTCTAGTATTCTTTTAGGGCCAACTTCCCATATAACTCTTCGCTATACCGGATCAGCTTATACTTCTGGTTCTTATAATGGTTCAATTATTGACCCATATTATCAATATGCTTATTTAGATTTTTACCCTTACTACTCAATCCAACCCACCTTAAGTGCTAGTATTTATTTACCATTTTTCAATGGAGATTGGTGGTCAGTAATGGTTAAAAAAACAGGAACTGGGGCATCAACTAATTTTGAATTATTTTCAGGAAATAAAATGTATGATAGTGGTGAAAATGGAACCTCTATTAGCTTTCTAGCTTCATCCTCAGTTATAACTAATGATGGGGGGTGGAATAATTCTGATAAGATAGTTTTTGGTTCTGGCTCAAGTACTATAAATGCTAAAATATACAATAATTTTTCTGGATCTTTTCAAGAAATTAGATATTATACTAAACCTATAAGTGAAAGTGTATTTAGAGATTTTGTAATGAATCCTTCCTCAATTGAAGGAAACTCTATAAATTCTGGAGCAGACCAATTAGCTTTTAGATTACCTTTAGGAGGAGAATTATATACAGGATCTAAATCAATTCATCCAAAAGTTACGGGTTCATGGATTTTCACTTCCTCTTTTTTATCTGATAGTACTGCTTTTTTTAATTCAACACCTACATTTGTATCTAATACAGAATATTTTTATTACGATCAACCAGTAGTGGGAATTAAAAATGCAATTGCTGATAAAATTAGAGTTGAAAATAATGTAATACCTGAGGGAGATGTATTATCACCATTTATGTCTTTATCTCAACAAGCTAATATATCTCAAAGCTATACAGCAAATACAAATTTACTTGAGGTAGCATTTTCACCACAAGATGAAGTAAATGATGATATTAATTCCTCTCTCGGATATTTTAATATAGGGGAATATATTGGAGATCCAAGGCTACGTTCCTCTTCAGCTGAATTCTATCCAGACTTAAATGCTTTAAGAGATTCATATTTTCAAAAATATACTAAAAATTATAATTTAGTTGATTTTGTTCGTTTAATTAAATTTTTTGACAATTCACTATTTAAAATGATAAAAGATTTTGTACCTGCTCGTACAAGTCTTGCTTCTGGAATTGTAATTAAACAACATATTTTAGAAAGAAATAAAGTTCCTCAACCACAAGTTGATACTAATTCTAATATAGCATATTATGCTAGTGGATCTACAAACAATCAACCACTAACATTCCAAGATATATCCGTTTCGGGAACAATAGCTCCACAATGGAACGACTATAATGCGGGTACAGTAGAAAATTTTGATGGAGGCACTGCAGGAGTATTTGAAATGTTTAATGGAACAGCTTTTGCTTCATCCGGCTCTAACATATTTAATTTAACACAAAGTTGGAGTGAATTAATCCAAAATGCTTCCGGATCTGTAAATGTAATTCATAACTCACAAGATGAATTTTATAATGGTGAGTTTGATGGTTCAGTTTTAACAGTCACTACTCAAAGTTTACATGCACCGTTTCCTAATGATTCTATAGATTTTAGTTATACTCCCGTAAGGTATAGTCCACAAAATTACGGTTTAGCTAGTAGTAATCCTTTTGCACAATATCAATTTTTAAATGCATTAACAGTACCTGCTCAAGGAGAAATTTTACTTTTAAGAGCTTTTAGAATACTTTTACCAGATGGTAGTACTGGATTGTCCTCTCCATATGTTAAAATTCATAAATTTGATAATAATGGATTTAATAATGATATAGCTTTAGGACAAGCTACTAAATTAAGAATTAAACATACAACATTACCTGACTATGTAACTATTGGAAATGTTGTATCAAGAACAGAATACCCAACATATTGGTTATATAAAGTAAATTTATTAGGATCAGATATAGCAGACAATTATATTTTAGATTATAGTGTTTCTTGTTCAGTAACATCTTCATATAGTGTAGGTAATGGTACCCCAAAAACAATTATAAATTGGAATTCCTCCCTTCCAGGAACAAATTTACCACATTATGGAACCCCTTATTTTAATACTTCATCAGGAATATTTACTTTTGAAAATACTTCTAACATCCAATTAACTCTTACCGCCTCAATTAACACTACAGGTAATGGTATTACCTCTAATTTTATTCAATTAATTCAAATCCGAAATCAAACAGAAACTGTACTATCCACATCTATATATAATTCCGGAGGAACTAATGTTTTAACTACAATAACATCCTCATTATACCCTCTTTTAGGAGATCAATATTATATTCAATTAACTAAAGCGGCACTAGGAGTTGGAATTACAGTAAATTCTGCTCAACTTTTACTAACCCAAAGCATATCTCCAACAGCATCTGTATCATGTTCCGTTATAATTGAACCTTATCTTTCCGAACCTAATTTTTACAACAGTGATAATAATGCTCTTTTAAACAGCATTAGTGATCAAAGAGAAAATTCTTTTGCTTTAGATGTAGATTACACATATGGTACTACTCCCCCAATTAATTTCGGTTTATTAATTTCCGGAACCGCAACTCATGCTACTGTACCTGATTCAAATTATACCTCTAAAAAATCAACTCTTTTAAAATATGATGGTTCAAAATCAACATCACAACTTTTAAATACTTGGACCCAAGGAGATACAGGAACATATGGTAAATTACCTACAGTAGAAAGCTTAAAAACATATATAGCATATTGCGATGGTATTAATGGATGGCCACCAGAACATGAAAATGCATCAGCAATGAATGTTATATATTTAATTAAAGCTGATGGTACTGTAGTTATTCCAAATACCTCTAAAGATTCACTATCAATAATGCAACAAATATTTCAAACTGGTGAAAGAGTAATTATTAATACAAAAAATGTAAACATCTCCCCCCTTGATCCTTATAGAACTGTTATTAGAGGAGGATCTCATATTGAACCTATTTTATATACTCAATTTGGTCAACTTCCTAATGTTACATGGAATACTACTATGAGTTTTGAAGATATAGTTCTTGCCCCTAATGGAAATGTAGAAAATTACGCAGCATTATATGGAAAAACATATGGAGTTCAAACCTTAACATTTGGTGCTCCCCAACAAGTTACTTTTAATCAAACAATCTATGGAATAGCAGTAACATCAAACTCATATACAATTCCAGCAGGTTCTATTTCAGATGGAGTTCAATTTAATATAGATGCTAGTATTAATCTGCTATTAAGAAATGTTAATGAGGATTATGATTGGCAATATCTAGTAACATTATACATTTACAAAAATTCAACAAGTATTTTTTCTACTACCCCCCTTGAATTTAATCTTAGCCCTAATAATGAACAATATACAACTATTTCTTCATCCCAAGTTACTCTCCCCGCAGGAACTTTTAATACTGGAGACACAATCTCAGTTTATATTAAAGTAGACAATTATGAAGGATATCCATCTGGAGCAACTATATCTTCTAATAACACATCATTTAATATCTCCCAATACCCAGTATTTACACAACCTATAACATCCTCAGGTGTTAATTCTATTTGGAATTGGCCTAATTCTTCAAGCTATCCATATATAATTACCTCTTCAAATTCTGCTTTAGCTGAATTATATGGAAATCCTAATGTTAAAGCAAAAGACATTACAGGATCCGGTTTTAATACAATCCAATTACCTTGGAAAATAAATTATGGAGATGAATTTAAATTTGAAGGTAGAGAGGATTTTACATATATGGTAAAAAATATCTTTGGTCCTGCAGAAAGCGGATCTGGAAGAGTATTTGAAACAGGATCTATTGAAGTCCATTTTAATGCAAACTTACCAGTCTCAGCATCTTCTAGTGTATTTAATTTAGATCACTTCTTAATTCGTAGATATGTTGATGATGCTGCACAAAATGTTATAACAGGATTTAGACCTCCTAATTCAGAAGGTCCTTATATTGTAAAACCTGAATTTGTAGTTCCTGAATTAAATAAATCAATAGATGAAGTTATATTAGATCTTACGCAAAAAGGTTTGATTATATAATATTTATTAGTATAATACAATATATAATACAACAATATGGGATATTTAAATAATAGCGTCGTTACAGTAGATGCAATTTTAACAACAAAAGGAAGAGAACTTTTAGCAAAAAATGATGGTTCTTTTCGAATTACACAATTTGCTTTTGCAGATGATGAAATAGATTATACTTTGTATAACCCAACCCATCCTTCTGGATCTGCATTTTATGGAGAAGCTATCCAAAATATGCCTTTACTTGAGGCTTTTCCTCAAGAAACTCAAATTATGAAATATAAATTAGCTACTTTACCCCGCGGAACAGCTAAATTACCAGTTTTAAATTTAGGTTATTCAGCTATTACTTTAAAACAAGGAGCTTCATTAGCTATTACCCCACAAACTTTAAATTATTTAGGTAATGCTCAAGCATACGAAACAAGTGGCTATTCAGCTACAATTTCCGATATTAGATTAATGAGCACATTTAATGGGATTGGTATTGATACTCCAGGGGCACAAAACACAAACCAAACAATCACAACAACTTTAGGAACTAATGTTTCTCAAACTGTAATTGGTTCTCAAATTAATTTAAGAGCAACAACAGTAAATACTTTATTTGGCTCAAACACCCAGCTCTCAACTACAATAACATTTGTAGGCTTAGATAGTGGAGCTCGTTTAACCATCCCAGTTTTAATTAGTAAAACAATAGTTTAAATTATAAAATATGTCATTTAAAAGATTAGAACCACAAGATTTTCTAGTTAGCTCAGATTCAATTGTTAATACTTTATGGTCAACAGATACTCCAACTTTAACTACTTTCTTTACATCCTCTACCCAAATTGGATCTTCTGCAGGTACTTATTACTATAGTGTTTATCAAACTTCATCTTTAGAATCAAATGCTGCGGTACAATTTGATATAGCATATGCTGATTTACTAGGAAGTGGAAGTGTATTATATAATAATTCCGTCCCTGAATTATCTCCTACAAAAACTATATATGGCCAATATCGTTCTATGATTTTAGAGGATGAAAATTCATCTTTTATTTTTGGGCAAGGAACTAATATTTATACAACTGATAATTTTTGGGTAATAAATTTTGAAAGAGCAAGATATAAACAATCTTTATTCCCAGGATCTTTAAATTTAAAACTCTCAGGATCTAATGGAATTATAAATCTTACAGATAATTCATTAGATAACCCTGTATCTCAATTCTTAGGTTCAACTAGAGTCTATCAATTAATTTCTGGGTCTAATGGAACCGCAGGAACTTTAGCAAATAGTGGATATGTAGATGCTTCAGGTTCATATGGTTTAGTATTTCCCGATTTAGGAACTATTTTACTTAATCCATACGCTTTATCCCAATCAATTAGTGTATCTCCAAGTAGATCAAATAACTCAGATGGTTTAAATAATCAAAAATTATTTAATTCTATTGATTTAGGTGACTCATTTACAATTAACTCACAAGAAACCCTTACTTCAGATTATGTTTTTGTTAGAGCACGCAATAGTGAATTTAACTACTCTGAAAATCCTTCATTTATCTCAGGTTCAACAGGTGAGGTAATTTATAATAATTTTATTAATGCTCCCCAAGTATATCTTACTACTATAGGAATGTATAATGATAGTAATGAATTAATAGCTGTAGCTAAAATGTCAAGACCATTATTAAAAGATTTTACAAAAGAGGCTTTAGTTAGAGTAAAATTAGATTTTTAGAATGAATGAGCATATTCAAACCATTTATAACTTCTGATGTTATTGTTTCTCCTTTTAAGGTAAATAAATCATTTACTTTTACAGGAAATGAGCTTACAAGCTCAAATGTACAAATTGATAGATTTCTTGGAATAAATAATACTTCATCTTTATGGGTATCTGGTTCAGATAATACTGGGTATATTACTTCCCAATCAAGTCAATTAGTATATCGTTCTATTAAAGAACTTTATTACTCTAATTATATTGGAGGAGATAATGGAGCCCCAGCAGCAACTGCTTCATTTAATAATGATGGAACAATAACAGGTCCTGTTCCTACTACAAATTATTATAACTATTTATCAAATACTTTACCTCCAAACAGATATTTTCCTACAGGGTCGGATGAAATAGTTACTGTAATATCTATCCCTTCAAATTTATTTGGTGAATATTTAAACCCAGGAACTATTTCAATTATTTCAGCTAGTTTAAATCTATACGATGATGGATTAGGTAATTTAATCTCAGCATCTAAAAAAGTAGGAGATGTTATTTATGAACATGGGATAATTACCATAACTAATAGCGGTACAACACCATATAGTTCAACTTTACCTAATAATTTTTATAGTGGTTTATTAACTTGTTCATTTGAAAGTACAGTTACTATTTATGAAACCCAATATAAATGTACTATTAGAGAAAATGAATTTAATTTTTCAAATAATCCCTCACTAATCTCAGGATCATCATCTATAAGTAATGGTAGTGGTAGTTTATTCCCTCAACCAGGAAACGGAAAATTAAATGATAATGTAACAGGTTCATATTTTTCTCCATATATTACAACAGTTGGATTATATAATAATAATAAAGAATTATTAGCGGTAGCAAAACTTGCTCAACCACTACCTGTATCCTCTGTTACAGACACATCAATATTAATAAACTTTGATTTTTAAAATTTATGTCAAAATGGTTTTACAACGATAAATGGATAGAATCTATTGAAGATTTTCCCCAAGGAACCTATGGTTTCATTTATATTTCTGTTCATATCCCTACTAATAAATCTTATTTAGGTAAAAAATCTTTATACCATAATGTAAAGAAAAAACTAGGCAAAAAAGAATTAGCTGAACAACCTGTAACTAGAGGGAGAACATCTACTACAAAACAAATCATAAAAGAATCCGATTGGAAAACCTACTATGGCTCAGCAAAACCTATACTTGAACTTATAAAATTAGGAAAACAAAAAGACTTTGATCGTAAAATTTTATGTATTGTTCCAAACAAAAAACTATTAACATACTATGAATGTAAATATTTATTTAAATTAGGTGTTTTAGAAAATCCAAATGATTGGATAAATGATAATATTTTAGGAAAGTTTTTTCGAAAAGACTTTGTTTCCCAAGATTAATATTGTATCTTACATTTATGGTAAATGAATTACTAGTTAATTTAGTTAATTCTGTTCTAGGAGCAGGCAAACGTACTGCAAGAGGAAATCAATCTTATACTTGTCCTTTTTGTCATCACCACAAACCTAAACTTGAAGTTAATTTTACTGAAAATAAAGATGGTATAAATCAATGGGCTTGTTGGACGTGTAGTAAAAAAGGAAAATCAATAAAAAGTCTTTTTAATCAAATTAAAGTTGATGCTAATCACTTTCATGAATTAAGTAAATTAGTTAAAAATGTATCTTTACACAATATAGGTGAATCAACCTCCACTACATTAGAATTACCAAAAGAATTTAAAACATTTACAAATAGTAAGGATATTGTAGCCAGACATGCTTGGTCTTATCTTAAAAAAAGAAACGTAACCCAACAGGACATATTAAAGTACAATATTGGCTATTGTAATTCAGGTCAATATAATAACATGATAGTTATACCGTCATATGATAGTACCGGTAAATTAAATTATTTCACCGCTAGATCATTTGAACCGAATCCTTACACCAAGTACCGCAACCCGGAAACGTCTCGCGATATTATACCGTTAGAATTGTTTATTAACTGGGATTTGCCTATTATATTATGTGAAGGACCATTTGATGCTATGGCAATAAAACGAAATGCGGTTCCATTGTTTGGAAAAAATATTCAACCTAGTTTAATGAAAAAATTAGTTGAATCAAAAGTACAAAAAATATATATTGCTTTAGATAACGATGCTATAAAGCAAGCACTTAGATTTTGTGAACAACTATTAGATGTTGGAAAGGAAGTTTATTTAGTAGAATTACAAGGGAAAGACCCTAGTGAATTAGGTTTTGAAAATTTTACAAAACTAATACAAACAGTGTCTCCATTAACACAATATAAACTTATGGAGAAGAAACTATCAACCATATGACAAAAAGAAACATTAAAAGATCTTATAATAGAATCTTAGAAATTTCAGAAGATGCAAAACAAATAACATTACCCGATTCAAGATATTATCGTAGAAATGGTAAATATTACCCTTCTATTACGTATGTTTTAAGTTATTACCCAAAAGGCAAATTTTTTGAAAATTGGCTTAAACAAGTAGGATTTGCTTCAGAACACATTGTTAAAAAAGCAGGTGAAGAAGGTACTCAAGTGCATGAAATGATTGAAGAATATTTAAATGGAAAAGAACTTAACTTTTTATCCCCAAGTGGAACCCCATTATTTAATCCAGATGTATGGCAAATGTTTTTACGTTTTGTAGATTTTTGGGAAGAATATAAGCCAACCCTAATTGAAGCAGAAGTACATTTATTTTCAGATGAAATAAAAGTAGCAGGTACTTGTGATATGGTTTGCGAAATTAATGGTGAAATTTGGATTATTGACTTTAAAACATCAAATCACTTACAAACAACATATGACTTACAAACTGCAATTTATGGTAAATGCTATGAAGAATGTTTTGGTAAAAAAGCAGATCGTTACGGAATATTATGGTTAAAATCAAGCAAACGTAAAAGTGCTAAAGATAAAATACAAGGTAAAGGATGGGAAATGTATGAATCATCTCGTACACAAGAGGAAAATATTGATATTTTCTTAACAGTTAAAAAATTATTTGATTTAGAAAACCCTACTCACTCACCAATATTTACTGAATTTAAAACTAGTGTTAAGCGAGAGTTGTAATATGTATAATAAAATATATTAATTTAAAATAATAAAATACAATGAATAAAGAAACACTTAGAATGCAAATGTTAGCCGGTATTATTACTGAAGGCCAATACAAAGATAAATTAAATGAAAATATAGAGAATTGGGGAAATGAAGAAGATGATTATGGTAACAGTGAAAAAAATTACAGAACAAAACCAAGCTTAGCAGATTTTGATTACGATGAAGAAGCCTATAAAAAATACATGGAAGAAAATTTCCCAGATGAACAAGTTGATATTGATGAATCTTCTAGATTGTACCGAGAGGGTGATAATATATTTAATATTATAGATCAAGAAATTATAATCCCAGACCAAGACTCCAATTATGCTAATGGTACGACTGATGATGAAGATGGGACTAATTTAGGAATTGGTTTTCCTACCCAAAAATTAGGAAAAGATTATACAGACGAACAGAAACAAAATTTTATTAATTATTTAAAAAAAAGAGCAGAAGAAGGAAATGAAAACGCTATAGAATTATATAAAATAGCTAAAACATCCCCAGAAGCTAAAGAATTTATTTAATAAAAAATTACCCATAGTATAATTATGATAAGTCTTATCCAATTATTAAAGGAAGTGCAAGATAGTCCTAAAGCTATTATATTAGCGGGAGCACCAGGATCTGGAAAAGGAACTATTTTAAAAGATTTAAACTTAAGTAAATTTAAAATTCTTAACATTGATGATACTATAGCAGCTTTATCAAAACAAGATCAATTTACACTAGACCAAAAAACAGCAGATTCCGAAGATAGAAGTAAATTTATGTCGGCAATGCAAACTGCTGCAAAACAATTGAAAACTCAAGATTTACCTCAAACTATATTAAATAAAGAATCATTTATTTTAGATGGTACTGCTTCATCTCCAAACCAAACATTAAAACTAAAATCCCAACTTGAAGAAGCGGGATATAAAGTAATGATGTTATATGTTTATACTGAACTAGAAACATCTTTAAAACGCAATGAAGAACGATTTGAAAAATCAGGTGGAGAAGATAGAAGTTTACTTCCTGGTGCGGTGTTAGGAACATGGCTTATGGTAGCTAAAAATTTTCCTTTATATCAACAATTATTTGGTAATAACTTTGTATCGGTATCCAATACTGGTAATAACGAAACATTAAAAGATATTGATCAAATTATCCAAAAGTATGTTACCCCATTTGATCCAAAAGATCCAAAACAAAAAACTGAAAAAGAACAAGAAAAATCTAATAAATTAAAAGAAAAATTAAATATAGAAATTCAAAATTTCCTTGATTCTAATCTAGCTCAAAATATTATAAACTCCTCTGTTTCTAAAGAAGAAGCTCAATCTAAAATAAATGAATTCATTAGTTAAATCACTTATATTTCCACTTTTAGAATCTGAACAAAAAGGTGTTGCTTTAATCCCTGGTGGTTTTAAACCTCCAACTATAGGGCATTTTGTATTAGTTAATGAAGTAGCACAAAATCCTAATTTTAATAAAGTAATTGTTTTAATAGGCCATAAAATAAGAGATGGTGTAACTAAAGAAGAAAGTTTAGCAGTATGGGATATCTATAAAAAATATCTCCCCTCTAACATTGAAATTAAAATTTCAGATAACTCTTCACCTATTGCAGATATTAGCTCACTTATAAAAAACAATCCAGACACATACTTTTACCCAGTAGTTGGTATTCGAGGTGAAATGGATTTAGGTGATATAAAACGATTTGATAGTTTAGAAGGTAAATATCCTAACTTTAAAACAATAGTAATTAAATCAAATGAAGGTAAAGATCGAGTTAGTGGAACAAACACTAGAGCTGCTTTAATTAGTGGAGAAAAAGAAAAATTTCAATCATATCTTCCAACTGAATTATCACAAGAAGAAAAAGATGGGATTTGGTCTATTTTAACTAAAACCCCACTAAATGAAATAAAGTATGCTGAACCTAGCAAATTTGATTACCCAAAACAACTAAAAGCACTTACCGAATTTATGTTAGATAAGGGAATGAATATTAAACCTTTACCTAAAGTAAAATTTGTAGAAGATGATGTTGAAAACGCTAGGAATTTTTTCGGTAAAACGGCGTATTACGATCGGAATCAACGCGTTATAGTACTTTATACAATGGATCGTCATCCAAAAGACATTATGCGTTCATTTGCGCACGAAATGATTCACCACATGCAAAACTGTGAAGATCGTTTAAATGGTATTTCTACTCAAGACACAAACGAAGAAGGTAATTTGCCTGAAATTGAAAGAGAAGCATATGAAAAAGGAAATATGACTTTCCGAAACTGGACAGATACATTAACTGAAGGTGTATTTGAAGATAGAATTGAATGTGATAATTGTGGATGGAGTTGGAAAATAAAAGATGGTGGAGATGACTTATATGTTTGTCATAAATGTGAACATGATAATACACCTAAACTATTAAACGAAGAAACAGAAGAGGATAATGGTACTTTATTATATAAAAGCATATTTAAACCAGATATAAACATATTAGTTGCTTTTGGAAATTATGAAAATTATAAAATTTTAAAACCTTTATTTAATAAATATGGGTATGGTTTTTACTCCCCAGAAGATAAAACAATAATTCTTAATGGTGAACGTTTTATAAATTCTAATTTAGATTTTAGGGATTTTAAATTTGTTGAAGCACACGAAATAACCCATTTACTTTTAGGACATACAGGACCATATTCTGAAGAAGATGAAATGGATGCTGATTTAGGAGCATATATTTTATTAAAAAATAAAAAGTTATCAACAGATAGACTTGTAAACGAATTTGAAAATAGACATGGTGTACCATTTACTGAAGAATTACTTGAACGAGTAAAAAATAGGTTGTAAATTTATTAAAATTAATACATGAAAAAAATACCAACTTTACTTGACTTATATGAGGCAATCAAACCATACACTATATATTGTGATATGGATGGTGTGCTTTGTGATTTTGATCAAGGATATGAAAAGTTAACAGGAGAATCTACAGATGAAGCTAATGCTAAAGGTAAATCTTATTTTTGGAAACTTTTTAGAGAAAGCGTTGGAAAAAATGAAAAAGATTTTTGGGCTAACTTACCATGGCAGCCCGGAGGAGAAGAACTTTGGAATCATATTAAATCTTCTTCACCAAATATCCTATCAGCACCCGCAGTAGATTTTAATTTACCTCAAGACCAACAATTAAATCCTGAATTTAACCAAGCTATTCAAGGTAAAAAAGAATGGATTTCTAAACACCTTAATGGTGTAAATAAAGAAATATTTGTTCCTGCTCCTCAAAAATCAACATTTGCAACATCAAAGCATATACTTATAGACGATATGCAAAAAAATATAGATGCTTGGATGGCAGCTGGTGGTAAAGCAATTTTACATACTTCTGCTCCAAAAACAATAGAAGCTCTTAAAAAATACGATTTATAAATGTCAGATTCAGTTTTAAAAAAAGAATTCCAAAAAAGAGACGTTGAACGTTTACGTAACCTAGTTAAAGGTAAATATGGAGACAGAACAACTGTTGGAATAGGTTATAGTAAAACTCCTGAAGGAGAACATAAAGAAGGTGACATTTGGAAATCAGATGGTAAAGAATGGACTATCAAAGATGGTTTAAAAGAAAATATTACTAAATTAGATAAATTTAAAAATCTATCTATTCCTATATTTTGTCCAAAATGTAAACAAAACATGGACAAACAATTAGACATACACTATTTTAAATCTTATGGTGAATGTTTAGATTGTAGAGCTACAACAGAAACCCAACTAAAAATATCTGGAAAGTGGGAAAATTATGTAAATCAAACATTTAATAAAGAAATTGATCTTCATATAGAAGATCATAAAAGTTTTATAGATAACAAGTTGTCAGAAAGTAATAATAGCTTTGTAACAGAAGCTGGTGATGTGCAAAAATGGGTCGGTGGGATTGATAAAGATCGTGCATTAAAGGCTATGGAAGAATCTATTAATTATTTAAATTCACTTAAAAAATGACAACAACTGTATTTACAACAATTTTAGTAGCATTAATAACTGCTGTACTAGGTCCTATTATAGTAGCTTGGGTTAAACTAAAAATGGAAAAAAAATCCCAAAATACTTTAATGTTTGATGCTCTTGAAACTTCAACTTTAGTAGATAATCAACTTGAAATTGTACTAGAAGAACTAGAATGTGATAGAGTATGGATTGCTCAATTCCATAACGGAGGTCATTTTTACCCTACAGGTAAATCTATTCAAAAGTTTTCTATATTTTACGAAAAATGTACCCCTGAAACTCCAAACATACAAGGTACATTTCAAAATATTCCTGTATCTTTATTTCCTAGAGTACTTTCTAAAGTATATAAAGACAATGAATTGTATGTTTCTGATGTAGAAAATGATGAGGATACATATGGGTTAGAATTTTTTACTAACCAATGTGGTACTAAATCAGCTTGCATAGTGGGCTTACATAGTTTAGATGACCATTTAATAGGAATAATGGGGATATCATTTAAAGAACCACATCATTTAGAAAAAGATAAATGGATATTCCTTAGACAAAAAGTAGGAGTTATAGGAACATTACTTTCTGAATATTTATACGCGACAAACAAAAAATAATTTAATATTTATTATAAAATGAAAGATACTTTTGACTTAACAAAATTTTTAAAAGAAAATAAATCTCTTGAAAATTTAAACCCAACATTTAAATCTCTTAATGAAAGTTTATCCCCTAAAGATAAAATTAGAGAAATGATTTTAGCTGAACTAAATGATGATCCATATAATCCCGAAGGAGTTTGTGAAGATGGAGAATTAGAAGAAGCTAAAAAAAAAGATGAAGAAGTAGAAGACGTTGAAATAACAGACACAACTGAAGAAATACCTGCAGAAGATGCACCGGCTGAAGAAGCACCTGCTACAGGTGGTGGCTTAGAAGACATAGCTGCAGACATGGAAGGTACAGAAGGCGACTTAATGGATCATTTAATGAAAGCCCTTAAAGTTGCTAAAGGAATGAACAATGAAAAACTAGAAACACAAATAGGAAACACACTAAAATTTTTCGTTAGCGAATATATTGGTGGAGAAGAACAGTAAACAATTAAATCTATATAAACAATCAAATCTATGAACACAACAGAAATTTTTAACGCAATTCAAGAACAATTAGCTACTTTAGAAGCGGAACATGGTAAAACATCAAAAGCAGCTCGTGGTAGAGCACGTAGCGCCGCTAACAATATTAAAAAATTAGCAGCAGAATTTAAGAAAACTTCAACTGCAGAAGACAAAGCAGCTTAAAAAATGGAACAACCTATTAATGAACCTTTTACTTCAGAGGAATCTCAAGAGATATACCAGAATTTTAAGACCATTATTAATAGTCGTTTAGATAAACTTTACAACTCAAAAGGCTCGGACGGCGAACAATACGCATATAGTATCGCCGTTAAGCAAATGAGAAAAAAACAAGCTGATAAATTAGCTGAACCAACAACTGAAGAACCTATGGAACAAGGAGACAAATTAAAAGAAATGATTCAATCAGCATTATCTAAACCCTTATCTGAAAAGAAAAAAGCATCTTCATTTACATCTCAATATGATGATAAATTTACTGATGGGAGGAAAAAATTACCGGATGGTTTACAAAAGTCTATTTTAAAAAAACAAGGTAATTTAGATGAAGATCTTGATCTAGGCCATGAAGATAATGAACCACATATGCTTAAAGCGGATTTATATCGTATTGGAAAATATGCTATGGAACTTTATAAAATGGTTGATCAATTTGAAGGTAAACAAGAAGTTGATTTTCCACACTGGTGGCAAGCAAAAATTATCGAAGCTAAAAATATGTTAGTTTCAGCTAAACATTACCTTGATTTTGAAATAAAAGAACCTCAACTAGATGCTATGGTAGACGTAGCTTCTGAAGAAGGAGCTATTGATGAAACCGTTGATAAGACAAACGAATTTGACGTCACATTAAGAAACGGAAAACAGTTTTCAGGTGTTAAATTTATTAATAAAAATTCATTTAATACACCAGATGGAGGATCGTATATAGATCAAGAAATTGCTACATCGAAAATGAAGAAAAAAATTAAAGAAGCTATTTTAGCTAAACTTAAAAAATAATGACTAAAGATCAACTTAAGAGAAGAATTCAAGACTTAGCTCGTCAAGTATACTCTGCTAACACTATTACCCCAGCAGAAGCTATCGAATACGATGAGTTAACTAAATTCCCTGAACTTAAAAAAGTTATAGTTGATTTACTTACTTTAGAATATGATAATTTTTTATCCTCAATTGATTGGGTAGCACCACGTCCTTCTACATTTAGAATTAATTTAAAAAACGACCAAAATTTTTATTTAATTTATGGAAGACGTAGTTGGATTGCTCAAGTAGAAGGTAAAAAATACTATTTACTTAATTTACCTGAAGAAGAAAGAGCTTCTCAATCTATAGCAAACATGCTAAGATATGGTGTTAAAGGAGAAGAAGGTGATAGTGAAACTGGAGCAGGAATTGAAAGTGTAGAAACACCTCCTGCAGAATCACCACCTGTAGAGACCCCCCCAGAAGAAACACCAGCATAATAAATTAAAATAAAAAAATGAAAAACGAAGCTTTAAAAAAATTAATTAAAGAAGAAATAAAAAATCTTCTTGAACTTGAGACAGCTCCTGCAGCATCTACTGAAGTTAAAAAACTTACAGATTATCTTATAGGAATAGGAAAAACAGCATTAGCACAAATTAATAAACCTGAAGAATTAGATTCAGTGTTAAATGCTATCTTTAATGGAATGAATGATTCATTTAAAACAAATGCTAAAGCTGTAGCAATAAAAAAAGTAATTGATATGAAACTTAATGCATAGTGGATATTTTAGAACAATTTATACGTGATATAGCTTACAAATTTCCTAAAGGATATCCTGACATGAAGGATAAACAGGATTATTTATTACTTGAACGTGAATTGTTTAAACATAATATTGATTTAAGAGAAGGAACTAGATCATCTAATTCCCGTAAAGCAATTGATGTTATTGTAAATTCTAAAGAAGGTAAAGCTGTTGGATTAACTAAAATGGCTAATGATTCTAGAATAGGCAATATAAATAAAATAGATAAAGATAAATTTATTGAAATTTTAAATAGTTTATTTAATTCCCCTAAAATAAAAATATATAGTCCTAAAGAAGGACCTAATTTAAGTTCAAAATACAATATGTTTGAATTTGATTTAGAAGATGAAGGACAAGTACAAATTACTTTAGCAGGTGGAGCAAATGAAGGTGAAAAATATGAAAAAAATTTACTAGGTAAATTACAATCTGCTGCTGGAGAATCTTTAGATTCAATAGAAGATTATGAAACAAAACAAATATTTTCTACCTTAGGAATTGATCCTTCCCAATTAACATCTAAAGATATTTATTTTGCAGGTGCATCTGATACCTCAAGACAACTTTCATTTGATGGCCCTCAAGATTTAGGGGAAAAAATTTCAGATATAGTAATTACTACACCAAACAAAACATATTATCTTTCAATTAAAAATGTGGGTGGTTCTGCGATATATAATGGTGGAAATCTTCCATTTATTGTATTTGATAAAGAAGGTAAAGTAATATTTGATAAATCAAAATTTAATGATAATCCATTATTTGCAGATATATTTGATACTTTAAATATTGATTCTCAAAGAATAGCAGATGGGTTAAATAATTATGTTAATAAAACAGGTGTATCAAATAATTGGGAATCTATTGATGGAGTAGATTTAAGTAAAGTAAAAAAATTACTTGCTTCATCTTTTGGATATGGTTATTGGTATGTTAGAGAAAAACCTGGAGGAAAATTATTTATTTATCATGTAGCAACTGCTAAAGATGCTAACAAAATGGTAGGCGAACTAAGACCAGATTCAGTTAAAGTAAAATACCCAGGTTCTACAACTAAAGTTTTAGAAGTAAGAATTGAAACAGATAGTGAAGTATTAGAGGGAGGTAAAACTACTCCTTTAGTATATCAAATTGTAGCTAGAAATGCTTCTGGTAAACTTCTCCCATTAAGAATGAATATTAGAACTAATAAATAATATTTATTAATATGGAACATTTACGTAAATTAATAAAAGAGGTTTTATCTTCCCCACCTAAAAAAGATGCTTGCAATTGTGGTTGCCACGATTGTGACAACGTAGGTAATACGGGTGTTGTACTAAATGAAAGTTTAGTTAAAAAAGAAATATTGTCGGAGAATCTGCGATATCACGTGGATAAACAACTCCCACTTACCGAAAACACGTTCCGATATGGTTCCGATTCTTTTCTTAATTTATGGGCAGAAGCTCGTTCACTATATTTACGTGAAATTATTCATGTAAACGAAGATGATAAAGAAATTTTAGAGGAAACTGACTTAGGTAACTTTGGTTTATATGAAAATCAAAAAGTACCTTTAGATTTACTTTTACTTGAAAATGAGGAACTTGAAGAAGCAGAAGATAAAAAGAAAAATCCACCAATTGGAAAACCAAAACGTGGAGGATCTAAAAAATTTTATGTTTACGTAAAAAACCCTCAAACTAAAAAAATTAAAAAAATTAGTTTTGGAGATACAACAGGCTTATCAGCTAAAATAAACAACCCAAAAGCTAGAAAAGCATTTGCTGCACGTCACGATTGCAAAAATAAAACAGATAAAACTAAAGCTTCATACTGGAGTTGCCGTTTACCTCGATACGCAAAATTACTTGGATTAAAATCATCTTTTTCAGGATTCTGGTAATGAATAGATTAGAAAAACTTATTAATGAAGTTCTTTCTGAAGAAAAGGAAAAACGTGACAGATGCTTACGCATTGCTGATCGCAAATTTGATAAACCTTCCGCTTATAAATCAGGCGCTGTAGTTAGATGCCGTAAAGGAGGCATTTGGAAAGGTTTAAAAGAAGAAGTAATCCAAGAAAAAGTTAAAGAAACCCTCCGTACTTGGTTTTCCCGCAAGGGTGCACCTGGTAAAAAAGGTGGATGGGTAGATTGTAATTCACCAATTAGAAAAGATGGTGAAATAACAGGATATAAATCTTGTGGTAGAGAAAAAGGAGAAGAACGTTCAAAATATCCTTCATGTCGTCCTACAGCAGCTCAATGCAAAACACCTGGTAAAGGTAAAACTTGGGGTAAAACAAAATGATAAAACTTATAAACATATTAAGCGAAGCTGAATTAAATAAATGTCCTATTCCAACTCAAAATATAGAGTTGAATTTGCAAAATAGACAAAAAGCAATTAATGAATATGGATATGGACCTTTAAATCCAAATGAGCCAAATGATAAATTTTGGCAAGCCAAAGCAGACATGTGGCAACTAGATTCTGTAGAAGAAGCTAAAACTTCACGTTGTGGTAATTGTGCGGCATTTGATGTTACAACAAAAACATTAGATTGCATAGCTAAAGGAATTGGTACAGATGGAGGTAGTGAAGATCCTTTTGATGTTATTAAAGCTGGAAAATTAGGATATTGTAGAATGCTTAAATTTAAATGTGCTGCTGCTCGAACTTGTGATGCTTGGGTTGTTGGTGGTCCTATTACAGATGACAAAACTGCATGATTAAACTAATAGACATATTAAAGGAAATAGGTGATGCAAATTCCCAACCATATGAGTATTCTTATGATGGGCCCAATCACAGAGCCTACTTTACTACAGAATACGATACTAAGTATAAAGTTAGTTTTAAAATAGTTGATGGTAGAATGTTAATTGCTTTTGGTGTAATATATGATAGTGATTATGATGATGATGATGATCTTGATTATGAAGTTATTACTAATAGAGGAAACATATATCGTGTTATGAGTACTGTCATGAGTATAATAAATAGAGCAATATCTGAATTTAATCCAAATGAAATTAAATTTGATTCTAATGATAGAAAAATAAAATTATATAAAAACTATATAGAAAAACATTTAAAAGGATACAATATTACTAAAGAAACCCCATTCAATTTACTCTTCCAACGTAATAATCCAATTTTTTAATGTATCCATACACAGACATAGAAGTTACAGATAAATATATTATTCGTGAATTTAACGAAAATATAGACCCAATAGAACTTATGTGGCATCGCGATGATGAATCTCGTACTATTGAAATTCTAGAAGATACAAATTGGCAACTTCAATTAGAAAATTGCTTGCCTACCTCACTAAAAGATCGTATATTTATACCAAAACACGAGTGGCATCGTGTAATTAAAGGAACAGGAACTTTAAAGTTAAAAATACATAAATCATGAAATTAGATAATTTAAAACAATTAGTTAAAGAAGAACTTAATCGTACTTTAAGTGAAAATGTAAGAAACAATAAAGATATTAAAGCCGGAGAATATGAAATAACATATGAACCAATGATTGGAGAACCTAAAACTATTACAGTTAAAGTAGAAGAGGACACTACTCCTCGTGATACAGAAAATTTTTGGAGAAGTTTATTATCTAAAACTCATAAAAACTATAAGTTAGAAGATCGTCAAAAGAAAATAAAAAAAATAGTAAAAAAATAACTTACAGACAGATTCATAGCCTGTCGACTTAAAAAAATTATTAGAGATCTGTGGCCTCCTTTGGGAGGTCACTTTTTATTTCGTATATTTAAACATAAAATAAAACATGGACAAAAAAATAGTAATAGTAGGAGCAGGTGTAGCAGGTATAAATGCTGCAACTAAATTAGTAGACAATGGATATCCTGGAGAACTTATTACCATAATTGATATGGGTAAAGATCCATATAACCGCTTACCTGAAGAGGTAATGACAGGTATGCTAGGAGCTGGAGGATGGAGTGATGGCAAATTAACTTACCATACAGCAATTGGTGGTGTATTATCAAAATACACAGGTGAGGAAAAAGCAATGGAATTGATGGATCAAGTGATTACTAACTTTAAACGTTTCCACCCTAAACCAGAAGAAGTACAATGTTCAAATCCTGAATCTGAACCTGAATTTATTAAACCATACTTTGGTTTACGTTTATTTCCTGTTTGGCACGTAGGTACAGATTACCTATCTGAAATTGCTAAAAATTGGTACAATTATTTAGTGTCTAAAGGTGTTAAATTTGAATGGGGAGCTAAAGTTTATGCTATTGATTTTAAAAATAATATAGTTAAATTTAAAAACCAAACCCACCGTGAACTTCAAGCTAATATACAATATGATGAACTTATATTTGCAGTAGGCAAGTCAGGAATTGATTTTGCTCAACAGTTAGCAAACGAATATAAACTACCAGATGAACCCAAATCAGTACAAATTGGTGTTCGATTTGAGGCACCACAAGAACACTTTCAAAAATTAATTGATATTTCATATGACTTTAAATTATATAGAAAATTTGACGATAAAGGTGTTTCATTGCGTTCATTTTGTACAAACAATAATGCAGCATTTGTTGCTGTAGAGGAAACATATGGCGATGTAAGTTATAATGGACATGCTAAAAAAGATCCTAAATATTTAAATGGAATGACCAATTTTGGCATTTTAATGGAAATTAAAGGTATTGACAATCCATTTGAATGGTGTAGAGAAGCAGTTAAAAAAGTACAAATTGATGGAACTGGAACATACTATAGCCCATCACGTAAACCATCACTAACATCAGAAGGTACAGATGTATCATCAATTCAAGTAGAGGATTTAATGTATTTATATGATTCATTAGGTGAATATGCTCAATATATTGTTGATTTTATTGAAGATATGAAAAAAGTATTTCCTACACTTAAAGATGATTGGGGAATTTATATGCCGGAAGTTAAATATCTTTCACCAGAACCATTAGTAAATTATAAAGATCTTAGTTTAACAAAGTATCCTAACGTACATTTCGTAGGAGATGCTTTATCCGCTCGTGGTATAACAGTTTCGGGAGCGCATGGAGTTTATGTAGCAGAAAGTTTTTTAAAATAAATAAATAAAATAAAAGTTATGAAAATAGGATTTTGCGGTACAATTTCAGTAGGTAAAACTACATTAGTTAATGCTTTAAAAGAATTACCAGAGTTTGCAGACTATCATTTTGCAACAGAACGTTCAAAATATTTACGTGATTTAGGTATTCCATTAAACACAGATTCAACATTAAAAGGTCAACTTATATTTTTAGCTGAACGAGCTAGTGAATTACTTCATGAAAATATGATAACAGATCGTACAGTAATTGATGTTATGGCATTTAGTCATTTATCAATTACTATTCCATTTTTTATATCTGCCGATTTAAATAAAGCTGTATCTGAATTAATACGAGATTATGATTATATATTTTATGTTTCACCTGAAGGTGTAGAACTAGAGGATAATGGTGTTCGTGTAGTAGATTCTGAATATAGAATGGAACTTGATAAAACTATTAAACAATTACTAGAACAACATAAATTTAAATTTAATACTATTAAAGGATATTCTGAACTATCAGGTACTACTGAGGAAAGAATACAAAAAATTAAACAAGTAATGTCCCTTTAATATTTATTAATAAAATACAATATGAAACAGACTCGTTTACTTGAAATTATACGTGAAGAAATATCTAGTGCTTTAAATGAAGTTCCTGATTTTGGTGGAAAATTAGATCAAGGAGTAGCCAAAGAATTTGGTGAAAAAAATACTTTACAAAATGCCGTAGATAAAATAGTTGGTGAAACCCTTACAGATATGGGTGTTACACTTGAAGATCTTAAAAAAGATAAAGCTAAAGCAACTGAAGCTCTTACTAGTATTAGAGAAAAAGTTTTAGGAGCTAAAAGAAAAAATATACCTCAGGATCCTAGAGTTACAAAAGCTCTTGAAAAACAAGAAGATGTTGAAGTTGCTACGTTAGGTGCTATTAGCGGAAAATCATTACAACAAAACCAAACAGAAAACGCTATTAAAAAAGCACTAGGATTAAAAGAACCAGGACAACGTGGTAGAAAAGCAAGTGAAAAATCTGAACCTAAAGAAAAATCTACTAAAACAAAATCAGAACCTAAACCAAAATCCGAACCTAAAGCAAAAGAAAGTAAAACGGATGCAGGAACAGATGATGAAGGAAATAAAGTAGAAATAGACACTACTGTTAAATCTCTTACAGGGGATAAAGAAATTGAAACTAAATTAAAAGATGTTATTTCTAAGAAAAAAGATAAATTAAAAGCAGCTTTAAAATCAAAAGATCAAGAAACATACAATAAAGAAAAAGCAGCCTTAAAGCAATTTTTAGAAAAACCAGAAATTGCAAAATATATTAAGAAAAAAACAGTTGATAAAGTTAATCCATATACAATCTCAAGTATAGAAGATGATATAAAATAAAATGAAAGATAAAATATTTCAAATAAAGTTATCCCATCTTATCATAGGTGGGATACTTTTGTTGTTAACAATATTTTTACTTAAATGTAATGTTAATCCTCCAAAAATAAATACTTACGATAAAGAAAAAAGAAAAATTGATAGTTTATGTGTTGAAATTAATTATTTAAAAAAAAATCAAATAAAATTAGATAAAAATCTAAATAAACAAATATTAGTTATAGATTCATTAAGTAAAGAAATTAAAAAAACAGAAAAAGAACTAATACAAAAACGTATATATTATGGCAACAAAATTAAAAACCTTAATAGTTCTTCTCCTTCTGAGCTTGACAAGTTTTTCTCAGAAAGATACAAATAAAATTTGCCTTTCTTATTCTACAGCAAAATTAATAGCAATTGATTTAGTTAAAGGAGATTCAGCTGTAGCAGAATTAAAAATTACAAATAAATTAATTTGGCAATTAAACGAAAAAATTAGTACTCAAGATAGTATTGTTACACTTTATGTAATTAAAGAAAAAAATTATATTTCTCAAAATATTAAATATGAGGAAATAAATATTGAAAATAAAAAAATAATAACAGGTCTTGAAAATGATGTTGCTAAATTAACTCAAAAAAATAATAATTTAAAATCAGGACTTAAATATCTTGGTGGAGGATTCGTGGCTTCCATACTTACTATTATTACCTTGACATTAATTAAGTAATGGCTGAAGATTTAAAAAAAGCGATAAGAGAAGAATATGTAAGATGTGCAACATCTCCGGCATATTTTATGAAAAAGTATTGCTACATTCAACATCCAAAACGTGGTAGAATTCAATTTAATCTTTACCAATTTCAAGAAAAAGTATTAACTTTATTTCAAGAAAATCCTTACTCAATGGTTTTGAAATCTAGGCAACTAGGAATTTCAACTTTATGTGCGGGTTATTCTTTGTGGATGATGATTTTTCATCAAGATAAAAATATACTTTGTATTGCTACAAAACAAGAAACAGCTAAAAACATGGTTACCAAAGTAAGGTTCATGTATGAAAGTTTACCTTCTTGGCTTAAAGAAAAAGATAAACCTACCGAAGACAATAAATTAACATTACGTTTAAAAAATGGATCTCAAATTAAAGCAACAGCAGCCTCCAGTGATGCAGGCCGTTCAGAAGCCGTTTCTTTACTAATTATAGATGAAGCCGCATTCATCAACAATATTGGAGAAATATGGGCTTCAGCACAACAAACATTAGCTACAGGTGGTGGATGTATTGCTTTATCTACTCCTTATGGTACCGGTAATTGGTTTCATCAAACATGGGTTGCTGCAGAAATGGCAGAAAACAGTTTTTTACCAATTAGATTACCTTGGCAAGTTCACCCTGAACGAGATCAAGTATGGAGAGATAGACAAGATTCTGATTTAGGAATTAGAATGGCAGCACAGGAATGTGACTGTGACTTTTCTACATCTGGAGATACTGTATTTTATCCTGACGATATAACATTTTACGAAAAAACATTTA